GAATGATAAAAACTACAAAATTTGCTTTAAATGCAAAACGTCAAAGCCAATTATTGGTTTTTTTAAGAATTCTCAAACGCTTGATGGCTTTCATAGTTGGTGCAAAAGTTGCTGCACTGAAGGCAACATCAAATCCCGCGCAAAAGCCAATTCACAAATTGGCACTCGGGCAAAAATATTTTTAAGAAATGCTGCAAAAGCGGCAGTTAAAAGAAACCAAGAATTTAGTTTGACGGCAAACGACATTGTTGAGATGTGGGATTTGCAGTTAGCTATTTGCCCTTACAGCGGACGGGAAATGACGCTTGAAGCTGGCAAGCTGGAAACCGTTTCAATAGAAAGAATTGATAGCGGAATTGGCTATACGCGAGAAAACACAATTTTGGTTTGCAACGCCGTAAACCGGATGAAATCAGATTTTTCTTTGCAAGAATTTTATGATTTGTGTTCTGACGTGGCGCGGTTTATTGGTGATAAAGACCTGCAGCTAGCTGTTGAGGCAAAAAAATGAAGAAGAAGGGCGATTCGGGATTGTATGATGCGATCGCCGCCAAGCGCGCTCGTATTAAGGCCGGCTCGGGTGAACGGATGCGTAAGCCCGGATCAAAAGGAGCGCCGACGGCAAAAGCTTTTCGCGAAAGTGCGAAGACGGCGAAGAAAACCGCTCGTTGAGAAAAAATATCAACGGATTTCTAAAATGCCAGGTGGAGCACGCGTAGGAGCAGGTCGTCCAAAAGGACAGCCAAATAAAGCTAACCTTGAGATTAAAGAACTCGCTCGCCAATACGGTCCTGAAGCTGTTTCTGAGCTAGCACGCATTGCCGGCCTGACTAAGCAGCCCGGCAGCGACAACGAAGCCACACGCGTGGCTGCTATCAAAGAGCTGATCGACCGGGGCTACGGCAAAGCCACACAACCGATCTCCGGCCACGATGGCGGGGCGCTGTCGTTGGTCGTCTACACGGGCGTGCTTGATGGCTCAGACTAAGGTCAACCTCAACTACTACCCCCGCGCCTGGCAGGCCGAGTGCCATCGCAGCAAGAAGCGTTTCACCGTTTTGGCCTTGCATCGCCGCGCCGGCAAAACTGAGGTCGCCCTTATGGAGCTGATCCATGCGGCCCTACGGGCGCAGGTGGATCTGCCCTATTTTGTTTACGTCGCCCCCTTTCTTAAACAGGCCAAGACGATCGCTTGGGCGCGCCTCAAGCAGCGCCTTGCGCCGCTTCTGGTCTACGAGGCCGTCGCGATCAACGAAAGCGAACTGTCGGTTACGTTTCGGCACAACAAAGCGACAATCAGGATCTTCGGCGGCGACAACCCGGACGCTTTGAGGGGCGTGCGCCTGGACGGCGTCGTGATAGACGAAGTGGCCCAGATCAAGCCTGAGGTGTGGCAGGACATTCTGCAGCCCGCGCTGTCCGATCGGCAGGGTTGGGCGCTGTTCATTGGCACGCCGTCGGGCGTTAACCTGTTTTCCGAACTCTACTTCCGCGCAGGCTCACTGCCCGATTGGCATGCCGCTCTCTACACTGTCTACGACACCGACGCCCTGGCCCAGGACGAGATCGCGCGCTTGCGCCGCGACATGAGCGAGACGTCCTTCTCTCGCGAGTATTTGTGCGATTTTTCTGCCGCCGGCGAGGATCAGCTCATCTCGCTGTCCGACGTCCAAGCCGCCACGCAGCGCCACTATCGCGAGCCAGAGTATGGGTTCGCACCGCGCATTTTGGGTGTCGATCCCGCGCGCTTTGGCGACGACCGCAGCGTGATCTTCCCGCGTCAAGGCATGGTGGCCCTGCCGCCGATCGTGTTGCGCGGCGTGGACAATATGACCCTTGCTAACCGCGTCGCGGCCAAAATCGCAGAGTGGCGGCCCGATGCGGTGTTTGTCGACGCGGGCAATGGCTCCGGCGTGATCGATCGCCTGCGACAGTTGGGCCATAACATCATCGAGGTCTGGTTCGGAGGCAAGCCGATCGACGAGCAATACCGCGACAAGCGCGCCGAGATGTGGAGCGCCATGGCTGACTGGCTGCGCCTTGGCGGCGCAATACCTGACGACGTAGCGCTCAAGCAGGATCTGGCCGCGCCGACCTACAGTTTCAGCCCGCAGGGCAAGCGCGTGCTTGAAAGCAAAGACGACCTCAAAGCACGCGGTCTTCCTAGCCCCGATCTCGGCGACGCCCTGGCCCTGACCTTCGCCGCGCCTGTAGCTCCGCGCAGCGAGCGCGAACGCTTCTTCGAGCGCCACGAGCGGCGCAGCGAACGCGGTGAGTACAACCCCCTGGAGCGGCTATGAGCGCCGTGGTGCGCGAGATTGTTGCGACCGAGTGGATCGAGCGCGCATGGCCGCTGCTTGAGGCGCACCGCGAAGAGCTGACGACCAACCCCGACTTGATGGTCCTCGACCCAGACATTGCACGGTATCAAACCCTCGAGGCTGCTGGCGCGTTGCTGTCGCTGGGGTTGTTCAAGGGTGATGATCTGGTTGGCTATAGCATTAACAACATGTTCACGCACTCACACTATGGCGGCTTATTGGTGTGCCAGAATGAGCTGCTTTTCCTGGCCAAGGCGCACCGTCGAGGCATGGCCGGCGTAAGGCTTATTGCAGCGACTGAGCAAACAGCGCGTGACCGAGGGGCGGATATGATGTTGTGGCACGCCAAGCCCAGGACCACGTTGGACCGGATGCTGCCCCGCATGGGATATCGCACGCAAGATATCGTCTATTCGCAGGTGTTGTGATGGCTCAGGCTCTTCCCGTCATTGCAGCCGTCGCCAGCACTGCCGCCGCAGGCGCGACTGTCGTTCAAGGCCAGCAGGCGGCTAGGGCTCAGAAGCGCGCGGCCAATCAAGCCGCCAGCCAGGCCGAGCAACAGCAGCGCCAGGCCGAACGCGAGTTCAATCGCGCCAATCAAAAGCGCCCGAACATCGCAGCGCTCGCAGCACGAAACCGCGCCATGGGTCAAGGCGGTCCTGGCGGTACGTTCTTGACCGGCACGATGGGCGCTCCTGTCAGCGGCGGCATGCTGGGCCGCACAAGCCTGCTCGGAAGCTGATGGCGATCTCCCGCACCGACGCGCAGCGCCGCTGGGTGGCGCTTCAGACCGAGAGGTCTAGCTGGATCGCGCACTGGCGCGAGCTAAGCGATTACCTGCTCCCGCGTTCGACCCGGTTCTACAAGTCAGACCGCAACAAGGGCACCAAGAGGCACAACGCCATCTTCGACAACACGGCAAGCCGCTCGTTGCGCGTGCTGGCCGCTGGCATGATGAGCGGCATGACAAGCCCGGCCAGACCGTGGTTCCGCTTGGCCTTGCCCGACGAAGACCTCATGGACTACGCGCCCGTCAAAAGCTGGTTAGCCGAGACGCAAAAGCGCATGCTGAACGTGTTCGCGCGCAGCAACACCTACCTCATGCTGCATGCCGTCTACGAAGAGCTTGGCGCTTTCGGCACGTCAGCCGCGCTCGTGATGGATGACTACGACGCGTTGATCCATCACTACCAAAGCCCGGTCGGTGAGTTTGCGTTAGCCACTGACTACCGTGGCAACGTCAATACGATCTATCGCGAGTTCGAGAAGACCGTCTCTGAGCTGGTAGCCGAGTTCGGTTTGGAAGCCTGCTCGCGCACGACGCAGAACCTGTACCGCTCCGGCAATCTCGACGCTTGGGTTCCTGTCATCCACGGCGTTGAGCCGCGCACTGATCGCGATATCACGCGACGCGACGGCAAAAACAAACCCTGGCGAAGCGTCTATTTTGAGCCAGGCAGCGAAGGCGAGGGCCTGCTTCGCGAGGGCGGCTATGACCGCTTCCCCGGCTTAGCCCCACGCTGGCACAAGATGCCCGGCGATGTGTATGGCAACAGCCCCGGCATGGAAGCCCTCGGCGACATCAAGCAGCTCCAGCATGAGCAGCTGCGCAAGGCCAACGCCATTGACTACCAGACCAAGCCGCCGCTCCAAGTCCCGGCTAGCATGAAGGGCCGGGATCTTGATTACCTGCCCGGCGGCGTCACCTACGTTGATGCGCCCGGCGCGCAGAATGCCGTGGCCACGCTGTTCGACGTGCGGATCGACCTGCAGCATCTCCTGTTCGACATCGAAGACGTGCGCGGGCGCATACGGTCGGCGTTCTACGCTGACCTGTTCCTCATGCTGGCGTCATCAAACACGGCCCGCATGACCGCCACTGAGGTTGCCGAGAGGCACGAAGAGAAACTCCTCATGCTTGGCCCCGTGCTTGAGCGCCTGCATAATGAGCTGCTCA